ACCTCCTTTCATAAAGCAAATCCAATGAGTGTTGGCACGTTTGCCGGAGATATGCCCGAAGATTGGTTTTGCAGGTGTGAGTTTGAGAATTTCCGTTACTTTGATGTCGATTTCGTTCCATTTGAAGATGAGGAAGCCGCCCGGCTTCAGTACTCGGAAACATTCTGCAAATCCCTTGGCCAACAAATCACGCCAATCGGAGTATAATGCACCATACTTGATGTGCTGACACCCCGTTGGCTTGGTTTTCTCGGACAGGCAACCGTACATATCAGCCATTTTGGACTTCTTTCCACGAGAGTGTACCAAATGCGGAGGGTCGAACACGACCATTGCAAAGCTGTCGTCCGGGTAAGGCATATTGGCAAAGTCTGCCTGCACATCGGGTTTTACCTCGAAGTGTCGCCCATCGCAGAGGGTTGTTTCCACGTCTCTGATGTCTTGGAACAATACACGAGGGTCGTGTTTGTCGAAATAGAACATCTTGCCGCCACAACAGGCATCGAGAATGGGTTTATTCACTTTCATAGTACGCGATATTTTTTGTACAGTTGCAATAATTCTTCACGAGGAATGTTGTTAAGCCAATCCTTGCGAATCTTAGCCTCACGTATTAAGGAGTCGTCTATGTACTCCTTTTCGGATAAATACACTCGATATGTAGGGAAGCCGCTTTTAGGTCCTTCATATCCATTGTGCTTGTTTACGCTGTACTTCCTGAAATTTCCGCAGTCCAGCTTCAAATAACGTCTTCCGATGGATATGACTTTGCATTTCTTGCCTAAGCCACTTTCTGTTACAAGGAACAATTCATCCCCAATTTTTACATTGCTAAACATTGTAGATACAGTTTGTTTGTTGAGTGGGTGGAACGAGCCACCCACAGGTTATTTTTCTTTTGATTCTACTTCCAATGGTGACATACTTTCGATTCTTAGTAAAAGGACACCTTGATAAGCTTGCATAGCGCCATATTGGGATATAAGAAATACTTGCTCAATCTTTGGCAACTTCTTGAAGTTTTCATTATGGTGGATGAATGTGCGGAGCTTGCCAAGGCGTTCGGACAATTCATCGTGTTCTATCATCAGTAGGTCATAAGCCGTTTGAGCTTTCTTGTTGGACTTTTCGAACACATCTTTCGGACACCAGGAACGATAACCGTCCGGATAGAGAACGTAATAGCCTTCACGCCATTCGTGATGGTCATCGTTCGGTCGTGCATATCCCAAATTTACGGCTTCAAGTTCGTTCATCGGTCTTGCACGCACTAATTTCTTGCTGATATACTTCGGCATATCTATTTTTTGCTGTTCTAACGTTTCCATAATTCATTTTTTGGGGTTCTTACTTTTATTGCTTTGTTCGAAGAGTGGGCATTTCTTCAAATCCTCCTTATAGGCAGGTGAAATCCACTCCAACGGTTCATCGGGAGGATTTGGCAAGTATCGCTTGCACTCTTTCCTGATGGGGCAAGTAACGCCCGAGCAGTAACTATAATCTCTGTTCATAATTCATTTCAATTTTGCTTTGATGAATCGGTACGGGGTTTTGATCTTGTCCTTGTTCTTCTGCCATTCGTTGATTGCAGCTATGAACGAATCGGACTGTGATTTCGAGAGCTTCAACAAATCGTTTTTTTCATTTTCGTTGAAAATCCCCCGTGAACTATATACGCATACCTGTGCTTTCCACAAGAATCGGTTATCTGTCTGCGGCTTTATTTGCCCTCTCTCTTCAAGTCGCTGAAGACTTTGTATGAGAATGTAGAAATGGTCGGCACGTCCTTTGTTGTACATGTCAATCCAGTGTACAATGGCAGAAGTCGCAAAATTGTCCGGACTTCCCCATGCCGATAGCCTAACCGCTTCCCAATACTCATCTTCGGGAACAATAGCTGCCAGCTTGCTTATATCAAAACGTGTTTTTTCGGTATCAACAAGATTGGTCGGCTCTTCCTTCCTGCCCTTGGTCTTGGTTTCGGGAGTTTCATGAGAACATTGTTTCTGTACCCCAGTATTGTCCTGAAGGAGATTCACTTCGGATGGAATCTTCGTCTCTTTACGGTTTGCCCTTGCGCTCATTGTGAGAAATCTCCGTTGTATGGATGCCGATGTAACAATCCCATGCGTCAGCAGTTCTTTGTCGAAAAGACCCACATGCGCACAGTATTTGACAATCTCGCTAACGGTGTTTTCCTTAATACCGAAATATTCAGCCACGTCAAAGGCAGTACTTTCGTCCCACTCGACAAAGCAGCCCTTTACCCGGTATATTTCACAAAGCACATAGTCGTACACCGCAATACCTTGGCATCCGAATGTTTTCTTCAGCCGCTTGATACGGATGTCCATGTACCTGTCGGTATCTACCCGATAGAAACTCAGTCCAATCTTATTGTTCGCCATATTCAATTGTTCTTCAAATAGTCGTCCACTTCCCGTTTGAAATCGTCAATGGAACGACACACCACGTATTTATACTCATCATCGGCACACACGATGTTCTGCCATATCTTTTGGGTTTCACGCTGTCTGCCTTTGCGAGTCTTCATTTCAATAAGCAATGCTCCGTAGTCACGGTTGCTTTTCAACAGGATAAGGTCTGCCACTCCAGCTACCACTCCTTCGGCTTTCAGTTTTGCAGCTGTTGTTTCGTCACGCCTACCCCCGTTGGGTACGGCAAACAGCCTGCCTTTTAGCTTAGGGTACTGGAGCGAGAACCAATGTACACATGCGCATTGTCTGCGGTGTTCTTCGTCCTTGTGATGCTTCCGGATTCCTGATTCCTTTTTCATCCGTGACATCATTTCGTCAAAGGTTGTCTTTTTCATAGGCATCAATCTAAGTATTCCGTTGAAAATTCCCTTGGGATGAAGCAGCCTACGGGAATGGATTTTGCCGATTCTATAGCCGTGTGGATTTCCCTCTTGTTGTAATCATGACCTCTTGATATTGCGGCTACCTCACATTCTTCTTCTTTCTTTATGAGATAGTGGGTAATCAGCATCATAGCCCTATCTACATTGAAGGTGTGAACGACAAAAACTTGTGTATGGACTTCTTCTTCGAAAGTGATGTTGACCTCAAGCTGATAGAATTTCTTTTCTTCGGCTTTTTCTTCCTCGTTCTCTTCGGCAAAGGCTTCCATGAGGTCCTTATCATCTACCTTTCTTGTCGTCAGATTGTCTTCAAGGATAACACATGAGTCAAATTCCTTGACCATCAAAATGCAGAAGCCTTTCGTGAAGTTCAATTCGATATAGTCTTTCAGAATATCCAATGCATTGTTGATGCTTGTCGCATAGAGTAGAAACTTGTGCTTCTTGTCGCCGATTTCCGCTTGTGACAGGAACGGGTACAAATGTTTGTTTTCCACTTCGAATGCCACACGATTCTGATTGCTTACTTCGACTTCGGTAACTCCGTCGGCTTGCATACAGAACTGAATACGAGCCAATACATCCCTGTCAATGAAAGTTCCACGTTCGAAAAGCACATCGTTTCGTTCGATGTTTACGGTTTCACCCGTGCTTTCATCGATGAAAGATTCTTCCCATGTCTTCAATACACGCTTGACAATGAACTTGTTGAGCATCTTTTTGGGGTCGGAAGTCACATACCGTACTTCGTCTTTTCTTGTTTCAACCATAGCCGTTATTTATTCATTAGGTTTTTCATATCTTTGCATAACACGAGCTTAGCTGATTTTTTAGCCGGAACAGCTACTGTAGCTCCTGTGCTGATATTGCGGGCTGTCTTAGGAGCTGTAGTTACGACCTTGATTGTGGCAAAGCCTCGGATGAATACGCTTTCACCCGTTCTGAGTGATTTGCAGATTGCACCAACTACCGCTTCTGTGGCTGTTATAGCCTCCGAACGACTTAAAGTCGTGTTGTTGACAACGTGGTCAACGATTTCTTTCTTTGTCATTTTGAACCAATTTTAAGGTTAATAATTTCTTTTCCAATTTCTTTGTCTGTTGTCTGATTACCCATGCCCGACACACATTGCGCTGACCGGGTAGGGTATCGTATATCTTTGCAGCATCATTGAGATACTTGACAATTTTCTGAATGTCCGTCTTACATATTTCCATATCATCCTCCCCCATTCGTGAACAGGTTTACAAGTTCATCGAAATAGACTTCATCGGTAGGGATGTTGTCATCGGAGTTCATGATCTGATTGGCTACATTCTTCTTATCCTGTATCAGTCTGTAGATAACTCCGTCAATCGTACCTTTTGCAAGGAGATAGTAACAGGTAACGTTGTCCTTCTGACCGATACGATGTGCACGGTCTTCGCACTGGGCGCAATCGCAGAACGTCCATGGAAGTTCTATGAATGCCACCGTTGATGATGCCGTTAGCGTCAATCCTACTCCGGCTGCTTTGATGGAACAGATGATAAGGTTTACATCGGGATTGTTCTGAAACGCATCGACCGAAGCCTGTTTGTTGATGGCACTATCCCGACCTGTAACCGTTACGGCACGGGGAAATTCCTTTTGCAGCTGGTCCACTATCTCATGGAGGGAACAGAACACAATGAGCTTCTTCCCACTGTCAAGGAACGTGCGGATGAAATCTACCGATTGGGCTATCTTCCCTTTGGTCGCCAAGGAACGCAATGTCATGAAACGCACAAGTGCTTCCATGCGCATTTTGCGGCGAATCTCCCAGTCCGTACATTCGGTGTATTCCTGCAAGTATGCAGCAAGGTCGGCAGCTGCAAGGTTGTATTCCTTATCATTTGAAATCTCTACAAACAAGTCAACACGGGTCTTGTCTGGCAATTGGGGCAACACCTTTGATTTTTCCCTACGAATCATGCAAGTGTCATAGAGTTGCTTGGAGAGTTCGG